GATTTGTCCTCAATCTGCTCTTGCCGTCTCTGAGGAGAAGTCCGCCTAGTCGGTCGGCAAGCGTGAAGGTCTAGGTTTGTAGCAGGGTAGCATAGCGGGGTGGGGGAGTCAAGCGTAAACAAACACAAGCCCCGTAAACTTGCCCTTGCCAATTGGTTTGCCGGAGACCAAAGCACGGCGCAACGTGGGCATGGTCATTTGGTAGTGCGTCAGCACAGCGGTCAGGCTGTCAAACAACTGTCCTGAGGTCTGCTCCAGCACCTTCTTGCGCATCTTTTCCTTGGACGCCTCAGTGTGGGTTTTGCCAAGGAAGTTCTTGTTGCCCAGCGTCCGTTGACGGATAGCCTCGCGTTCAGCGTCAGTTCGCTTGTAGCCAAGGGCGTTTTGGTTACCCTTAAGCGCGTCTGACATCTTCTGACGAGTCTCGTCGGAGGGTATAAACGCTCCGCCACGCCCTTCTGCTACAGCCTGTTGAACCTTGGCACTAATCTTTGCTTTTGTTTCCTCTGTGTGCTGTTTACCAAGTCTTGGGTGACTGGACGGGTCTGCGGCATAAAGAGCTTTGACGCCATCAGAAACTCTGTCTTTGAACTCCTGCCCCCAAACACGCCCGTAATTGGGGCTAAGTTCTCCTGTGCGGCCTCTCATTGGCGCAGCAGCAGATCTCCCTGAGTTGTAACAGTGCGGCTTGCCGAAATTTTCATCCAGCCACCGATCTTCAACTTGCCAAAGCATTTCTTCAGACACTGCTGTTTCAACAACCTCAAACTTAAAGCAGTCCTCTCCGTATTTGTTCCATGAGGCCTGAAGGTGCAAACAATGATGACGGTTGCCGCGCAACATTTTTCTGTGGTTACGAAAGCGTTCTCGGGTGCTTGTAGTGCTTCCAACATAAAACTTACCGTTGACCACGTTGCGAATTTTGTAAATAACTGGCTCTTTCATGGGTGCTCCGTTACAGGTTTCGAGAGCCATAATGCTACACCCAACACACGCCGTGTGTCAATAGGAAAAAGAAAAGGCCCCCGAAGGGGCCTCTCAATCGCGCTAAGTGCTTGATTTTGTTGGGTTATGCGCCCGGCGAACCGTACACACCCAAACTGTCGCTCACACCAAAGCTGTAGCGCTCTCGCGCCTTGTAGCGGTTGTTCCCGGTGTCGAAATCTTGGTCCATTGACGTACCCAGAGGCACGCGAACAAAGTGCTTCAGACCGTTGGGCACATCAGTCTTCAAGAACCAAGCATTGGTGTCGGTCAAGAAGTGGTTGATGGTGTAGCCTTCCGGGATCGAGCCGTTGTTCTTCAGGGCGTTGATGTCGTTGTCGGTGGTGCCAACGCGCAGGCTGGTTTCCAACAGACGGGTAGCAACGAACTGCAGAGCAGGCGGAACGATCAGCTTGCGGGGCTTGGCAGCAATCAGCAGGCCCTTTTCGTCCGTCCAAGCAGCGATCTGGATCACAGCCGCTTCAAGAGACGTTTCGTTCAGGTCTGCAGCCGTCGCGGGACGGTTGCTGTTGGTGCCACCAGAGACAATCGGGTGAGCCGTCGAGAACAGGGCTTGACCGTCACCGTAGACCACGGAGGCGTTGAAACCGTTGTTCAGGACTGCTGCAGCCTTGACCTGCTTGGTGTAAGACATGGCGCGAGCCAGTGACTTGGTGTACCGAGCGGACAGACTGTCGTACAGGTTGTCTTCCATCGCCTCTTCGGTGATGGAGAAGCCCATAGCGATGGTCTCGTGGTTGTAACGAGCGGTCCAGGCTTCCTGCGCGTTGTCGTAGGAAATAGCAGAACCTTCGTTCTTCACCGGGGCTGCGGAGAAACCAGCGAGCTTGGTTTCCTCTTCGAACGAACGCTCAGAGGTCTCCGTTTCGTAGATCTCCTTGTGCTCTTCGCCGTAGCGCTTGTACTCCATGCCGAACAAAGCGTTCAGGCCAGGGAGCAGTTCCTTGAGTAGTTGGGCACGTGAAATTGCCATGATTCAGACTCCTTATTAGGCCGTGGCGCTGCTGTAGTAGCCGTGGACCAACAGGTTCACCTTCACCAAAATTTCTGGGTACTGGGTAAACACGATGGTAGAGGCTGACGGGATGGCGGTTACGCCACCGGGCACGGCGATAGCCGCATTGAGCGTCACCGAGGTTGCGCCAGCAGAAGCTGCCGTAGCCACGAACGACGAGGTCTCAATGATCTGACCGTTGCTTGCCAGATAGGACACGCTGGTGCCAACCGGGATCGCTGCAGGCAGGCCCGTACCAGTCAAGGTAATAGCCGTACCAGACGAAGAGCCCGAAGCAGTCACAGAAACGGCGGTGTCCTCAGCCACACCCACGCAACGAACCGGGAGGATCGTCGAGACAGGGGTAGCGGTGGGGGCCAGAACTGCGTTTGCAGAGTTGCCAGTTGCGGTGCTGCCGGTGTTGTTGATCATCGACAGGTTGGTGCCGACCAACGCCAGAGCGCCAGAGGCAATGACCGTAGTCGCAGAACAGACAGCAGCGCGGAACACCGTGTCAGGATCGTCCACCACGTAAGCCAGCGCATCGCCAGCCAGCGTCGAAGCAGGCCAGTATTGGCTGAAGCGCTTCTGCTTGGTCACCGGGTCGGTGTACGTAACACCAACAAAAATGCCCGTCACTTGGTTCACGCCCGTGCCGGTGGAGACCGACGCCCGAGTAATGAAACCACGCGACAACACAACGAAATCACCGTAGAAGATGTCCGTTGCGTAGGCGTACTGAATGGGAAGTTCGCGGGTTGACCCCGCAAAAGGCTGACCACCGATCAAATTGATCGGCTTTAGCCCGTAAGGCTTGTCAACAGTTGGGTAAGCCATTTAAGACTCCTTGAATTACGTACCGCGTCCGAACGAAACTTCGCTGCGCCGTTCCTTGAACAGCGGCATACGGGGATCGTTCTCGCGCATGAAGTTGTTGTCCACCGAAGCCATCTGCCCGTCAGCTTGACGCTGGTAGTGGGCATTACGCTGTTCAGTGAACTCCTTTGGGGTTTTGCAAAGCAGCAGACCACCGACTTCAATACTGTCCGGGAAGCGACCTGAGCCACCTCCACCCAGTTGAATCTCAGGATGTTCGCTTGCTTTCACGGGCTCCCAACCCTCGCGGAGCTTGGAGGAAACATTCATCGGGTCGTTGTTCCCGAGAGTGCTGACGCGAATCCAACGAAAAGCATACCCTTCTTCCGGGTTCGGATCGGGCAGGAGTTGGGGAGGCATCCACTGCTTAGGTCTTTCGAACTTAGCGCGGGTGTCAAATTCACGGGGAATACGTTCAGCCATTTTGTTTCCTCATTTCTTCCGCAACCGCACGGGCGTACTGTTCATTGGTCAGTCCGAGCCGTTTGGCGATGCTTACTTGTGATTGCGTCAGCACGATCTTTTTGGGCGCTGTGCTGCGCGTGGCAGGTGCTACAACTGATGACTTTCTGACTTTTTCCGAGGGGAACGCATCTGGAAAAAGCTGACGTACACGGAAATTGATCTTCTCGTAATACTCGTCGCTGGTTGTGTTTACACCGCTTTCCACAAGTTTCTTGTGAACTGTCAGGGCCACTGCCGTCATTTCATCGTCGGCCCCAAACCACGGATTGGCATCTTGCCACGCACGGGCTTTGGTATCGACTTGAACTTGGGGCTCAGGCCTTGGAGCGGGTTGTACCACAGGTACTTCTGGCTTTGCAACTGCTGGCTTGAAATTATTTACCCGCTCCGCTTTGATCTTGGCGGTGGTCAACTCCTCCTGCGCAGCGATAAACGCTTCGGTATCCCCCGCCTCGTGAGCAGATTTCAGCTTCGCCTTGGCCTGCTCTACCTCGTTGGCGACTACCTTCTTGGCTTGCTCAAGAAGCGCCTGCTGCCCCTGGCCCAAGCTCCCTTGGAGCTTCTTGTTTTCTTCCACAAGCGTTTGAGCGATGCGTACAGCCTCTTCTCGCTCACGCAGGGCAGTTTCCTTGGCCCGGCGCTCTTCGTGATAGCCCTTAGAGAAATGCTGGATCCGCTTCTTAACGCCTTCAGAGTACTGCGCCAACTCATCGTCAGTTACCTCTGCCGGAGCCTCTTTCATCGGGGCTCGGCCACGATCCTTCTCAGGCGTGTCGTCTACTACCTCAATCTCGGCTTCGCCTTCGACTTCAAACTCAACTTCGTCTTTGGCCGCTTCTGCGGCAACCTCATCTGGAAACTTGAAATCTGCCATGAGTTACTCCTTAGATCACCGCAACCATTGCGCCTTCTTCCTTGACGTACGGAAGAACAAAGTCTTCTACCAACTCAGGCAAGGCAAGACGCATCCGCATCCTGTGAAGCTGGGTTTTGCTCAAGACTTGACGGTAGCTGTTGTTCACAAAATCCAATTCAGCGTCAGCGGGCAAGCGAGCAAAATCAACAAGCCCGTCCTCAACTGCTTCTGTTGTGCAGTACGTGTGACCGTATTTCACATCTTCTACAGACGAAAACTTCGGTTTTGTTCTCCAAACTAGAGGGCCAGAAGGCAACTGGCTCAAGTGGTCATAGAAGTGCTTGGCAAGCCGTGCTTCAGCTTCCTTTTCATCACCGCCTTCAACCGCACAAGCAAGCGTGACATATCGCACTGTCTTTTCATGCTGCGCTAGTTCTAGCCAACGGTTGTTTGGCATGTCTTCCGGGCCAACCTCAATAAAAGGCAGTTCGTTTGCCATGCCGTTCAGAAAAGCAAACGCTGCTGCTTTTGGTCCGACTTGACACTTGAACATGCGCTCCATTGCAGAGGTTAGTGTTGCCGCGTTCCACTCCGTAAGGTTTGGCGCTGCTTGAGCAAGTTGTGCTGCCGGAAGAAGAGGTGCGGCAAGAGCACATATTGCCGCGAGTACAAAGTTACGTCTTTCCATGTCCTACTCCTTAGCCGCGCTTGATGCCACGGGGGTCTTGCACAACCGCCTCGACGCTATCGTCGTTGATGATGCGGAACTCTTGGCCGTGGATCTTCAGCCGTGTGCCGGTGTTAGGACGGACAAGGACGAATTGACCTACTTTGCATGAAGGCCCACTGGGAAAGCGCAGCGGATCTTTGTAGCAGTCTGGCCCCATCTTCATCACCCACAACACTGGGCTCATCACCTCTTCAAAGTGCATGGTCTGCCCCGCCTTGACCAGCCCACTCTCATACGCTTCTTCTGCCTTTGGAAGTGCGCACAGCAGGTGGTAAGTCACCGGATCAGGCACCTGACGGGCCTTTTCTTCGTCGGTCTGCGGCAACACGGTTGTGTTTTCGCCGTCGCTCAGGAGTAGTTCACTCATCGTCGTTTTCCATCTTTCGCACAAGGTCGGTTATGAAAGCATGAGCACGCGAGAGACCCTGGATCTCGCCCGTCATGAATTTGTACTCAGCAAAATCCTTCGCTGAGCCTGAGATAAGCGCCTGGGCGATGGACTCCCGGCGTTCCTCAATTTCCTTAATGACTACGTCAAACGCAGTAGCCGCCATGTTTAATCCTTACTGTTTTGGTTGTTTAGGTTGATTGGCCTTCATAGCTTGCTGACGAGCACGCATGGCATCGGTCTGCATCTGCTGCCGCAGCTTTTGCTGGTGAACTTGCTCCTTGTGGTTCATATCCTGTTGTGCCATTGCAGCCTTCAGGCGAGGATCTTCACCTTGTTTACGTTGAGCATCCAAAGCTAAACGAGCCTGCTCAAGTTGCAGCTTTCCCTGCGCGATTTGGAAATCACGCTGGCTGTCTGCTTCCTTGCGTTTAAGCTCTTCTGCCTTGAGTTGCAGTTCCGCCTGCATCATCTGCATCTGCGGGTTCTGCGCCATCTGCTGGGCTTGTTGCTGTTGGGCCTTTTGCGAGTTACTCTGCAGCAATTGAGTTGCTGCCTGGGCTACCAGACGCGACAACTGCACTTCAGTCTGCTCATCAAGCTCCTGATCCGGCGCGGTCATCGGAACACCAAGCTGTTCCTCAATCTGCTGACGATAGGCAAACGCCATGTGCTCAGCCATGTGAGCCAAGATTGCACCTTGCATCTGCTGAGCCATTGGGCTCTGCCCCATCATCTGCATGATCATTGGATCTTGCAGCATGCTCATGTGCGTGGTGATATGAGCTTTGTGGTCTTGATAGATAAACGCCTTGGTGGGCTTACCTGTCAAGAAGCTCATGTTCTCTGACACAGGGTCACGGGGCTTTTGATCGTCCTCGACCGGAACCAGCTTCTCGGCGTTCTTGATGCCAAGAACCTCAAGCATCTGCCGGTGCAACTGGGGCAGGTCATAGATCTGCGGAGCGCCTTGTGCAAGTTGGAGTGCAGCTTGGTACTGCATGATCCGCTGCGCCATCGTGGCCGCGTTGGGATCACTGACCGGAATGACTTCTACGATGTCGTAGTCGGCCTGTTTAACCGCACGGTCTCCACCTTCCGGCGTGTAAGCGTAGTCAGGCGGCAGGAAATCGCGGATGATCTCCTTAAGGATCTTGAACTCCATCCGCAGGCTGGAATGAACCCGAGCCTGCACAGCGCTCATGGTCTTGAGTTGGCGCTCAAGGATAGCCAGCGTGGTTCCAACAGGAGCCTGGGCGGACATATCACTGATCTTCAGATCAGCAATAGCTGCCAGTCGTCGCCCGTCTTCTGTGATTGACTGGAGCAGAGCAGCTAAAACTTGGCTCGGCTCCTTGTACGGCAGGGGCATAATGTTGTCCCTGACCGACCCGCTAGGGATGTCTACATCCCTGAACTCCCCCGGAGCAATGGGGGTGTCATCGCCCTTGATCCGCAAGCCACGGCTCTTCAGACCCCCCGGAAGATTGCTTAGGGTTCCAGCATCAACGAGTTGGCGAATGATGGAAGTGCCAGCGCGAGCATAACCACCAATAAGGTGGATATAACCCAGGCCATAAGCGCCAAAACCAGGGATATAGGTGTATTGGACGAAGTGCTGTCGCTTGAGCTTTTTTTCGTCGTCTTCGTTCCAGTTTCTTCGGATGGACAAGACGGTGGAGGTTCCACGCTCAATGGTGATGACGTAGGGAAGAGGGATTTCTTCTTCATACCCAGGCAAATCCATGTCTACGTGGATCTCCAATACCTGATACCGATCATCATCGGTAAGGGTATACCCTTGCTCTTCTGCCTTTTTCTTCTCAATGTCGGTGAAAAACCTGACCGGCTCACCCAATTCTGCGTCTTTGTAGAAGCCTGCTACTTGAAGTTTCTTGAGTTCGTTCTCCGTCTTGCGCATGACATGCGTCACTCGCTCGGCGGTGTAAACATTAGATGCCCCATAGGGCATGATCAGGTCTTCAGCCGGTACAAACGGCGCTGATGGCAGTTCAGTGCTCGGGTTTGGGTAGATCTTCTTAAACGCTGCACCCGACAAACCCAGGGAGTACAGCATCCGCTCATGTTCTGAGCGGTAGTCAATCATCCGCTCGGTCAGCATGAAGTTCATGTCATCACGAACTCGCTCGGCGGCCTCTTCTTTGAGTCTGGTGGACTCACCAATGATCTGCGTCTTCACTGGACCTTGAGCCGGGAAGGTCTCCGTGATCATTTCAGACTGAAAACGGATGGCAGCTTCCGTCAGGAGAGGCGAGTAAACACCGCAAGCCCCATTCCACGGTTCGGTACGCTCCTCGTACTTCATGCCAAGGACTTCCAAACCCTTGACAAACATTTCTGACCAGTCTTTGCGACTGTTGATATCTGCGTCTACAAGGTCTACAAGCTCCGAGGCCAGAGACTGAAGCTCAGACTCATCCATGTACTCGGCGAGGTTTGCATCAAACTCTTCTGCCGTTTCGGTTTCTGGCATGAGGTCGATCTCAAGGCCGTCCAGCCCGATGCTGACCCCTTCGGGGTTCTCGATTTCGATCTCGATGGCGGGCTCGTCGGTCATGAGGGCGGGGTCGAGCGGCATCAGTGCTTGGTCGATGTTCGTTGCCATAGTGGTCCTTCAGTGTCAGTAGTACGCCGCTGTTCGGCGGTATGTTGGTTCGTCGCGCCGGTCTGAGGGCAGTTGGATAAACCCACCTTGGCGGTATCTTGCAAGCACCATGCTGAGGCAGTCCACCAAGTCATCATGCGACCCGTAGGGAAACGCTACCGACTGCTCAATCACTTCCTCGGCCCAGCGTCTTCCGGCAGGATACCAGACCATACCCGAGCGCAGGATGTCCGCCACGGCGTTCAGACGAGCAACTTTGTCCCCGGTGCCCCGGTGTGGAGTGAACTCCTGCACGGGTATGCCCAGCCGCCGCAGTTCTTGGTACAGCGGCGTGCCGTTGGACTTCTTCTCCACGATGAACGCATCGGGCTCCCAGTCCTTCCACTCACGGATGGCGAGGTCTTTTAGTTCAGGAAACTCCACGCGGATGTTGATCGCGTTCAGCAAGATGATGTGCGCAGCACCGTCTGTCAGGTTGTCGTCCGAGAACACACCGAAGGTCAGCAGGGCTGTGTAGTCCGACCGGTTAGTCTTTTCCGCCGCTGCGTCCAGGGCCATGATGATGTATTCACAGGTGGGTGGGTCGTCTTTCTCCCAAGGTTTCCACCAATCACGCTGGATGATCGCACCTTGCTCCCCGGTGGGGCTCTGCATGTACTGCGCGTTCCACTGGTACGCAGGCATGGACGCTTTGGTGCGTTCTAATGCGTCTAGGTCGAATTTCTCAGGCCAGAGCGCCTTTTCGGTGACCTTTTCGGGCACTTCTGGATCGGCAGAAGGCACAGTTGTGGTCATGATCGCCGGAAACTCGAAAACTTCGTACTGATCCGCTTTGGAGTTGTTGGCACCGTCCTTTATAAGGTGCCCAATCAGGTCATCTTGGTGCCAACGCGTGTGAATTACTGCGATTCGACCGCCTGACATCAGACGGGTACGTGCACCGAAGGCAAACCACTGGTAGGTTTTCTCCAATTCCTCAAAATTACCCGCCAGCAGGTCCTGTTCTGAGTGTGGATCGTCAACAAGCAGGAGGTCGGCACCTCGCCCAGCAAGGGCTGCGCCCACACCGGTAGCAAAATACTCTCCACCACGGTTGGTTGACCACCGACCGGCAGATTTTGAGTCGGCAGAGAGGGTGACTCCGGGAAAAATGGACGTATATCGAGGGTCTGCGATGATGTTTCGCACTTTTCGACCAAAATCGACCGCCAAATCACCCGTGTGAGACACCATCAGCACCTTCTTTTCGGGGAATTTACCCAAAAACCATGCTGGAAACAGCGTACTGACAAGGTGTGACTTACCGTGACGAGGTGGAATTGAGACTGCAATACGGTCTTTTAGTCCGTAGGCGATTTGTGTAAGCAGTTCTGCCAACTTCTTGTGGTGTGGGGCCACAATATAGGTCGGGTCCATGTACTTGCAGAACTCGATCAGGCTGTTTTGGCAGAGTTTGGCGTGCCTACGCCGCTCCAACTCGTCGATGACGACGGCGATCTGAGCCTGCTCTTCGGGGCTGAAGTGCCCGATGTTGGTCGCCAGAGCTTCAAGGTCCTGATCGGTAAGGGTCTGCATCACAGATCCGCGAGTACCTGAGCAGGGCGCATCTTCATGGGCACATCAATCGGCGGCGCAATGATCCGAGCCTCTTCGGCGGCGTCTGTACCGCGCAGCTTGCGCAGCTTGTCCCGCAGGGAGTTTTCCAACTCGACGGTACTGCGGTTGTTGACGGTGATCTCGGTACGTTCTGTGAAGAGCCCCACATCGCTGACCTTACCCAGCAGTTCAAGGGCGCGCATTCTGATGCGGGCGTCGGGGTTGTCAGACTCGATGATGAGTTTGTTCGTGACGTAGTGACGCAGGCGCTTGGAATCCTTCACCACCTCCATGTCGTAGGCAGTCAGGATGGAACTCACGTACATAGCCCCTATGGGGGTATTCACAGCCACGTTGACCTCCTCGACGGGCACAGTCTTGTTCTCCGCCACGCGGCGCAAAGCGTTCTGCGTGAGGGCTCGGACGAACTCACCGTCTTCGGGCATGTCGTGATACCCCTCTTTGTCCAGCAGAGCGGCTGCGCGTAAGGCAGCGTTGGCCTTCTCACGCATTTCCTTGTACCCCACCGGCCCCTTCTGGGCACCGGCCTTGGTAGGCAGAGGTACGAACTCATCAACTGGGCAGGGTATGGTCATGGCAGCACGGGAATCCCGGTGATCGGAATGTAGCACTATTTTTTCGGGCAGGGAAGTGTGGGACTCCTACCGGGGGGTGCTCTGTATTTGAGGGGGTGGGGTTTGTTTACCGGTATTTATTTTTTCTTCTAATACCGTACTCAATTACCGTTGTTACGCCCCCAAGTTGTTGTCGTGTGGCAGAAATACAGCGCAAAGCGCCGCGCGAGGGACCCAACGCGTATTGGGGGGCTCCGGGTAGGGTGGGTGTTAAACCCCGTTAAACCAAAAAACACCGGTTTACCTATAGTGTAGGCAACCATAAGACCTACACAACCAACCCGAAAGAGGTTTTCATGTTTGATCTGTCTAACATCACTCTCGCATTCTCAACGGCTGCCGCGCATGACGAAGCATTCGCGCTAATGCAGTCCGATATGATTGCATGGCATGCTGCGCAGTCTTTCCCGTCCAATCAGGACCTTATCGCAGCCATCGGCGCAGGGCTGCCACACCTCGGCGCAGCATCGCTGAAGGTCTACGCGTCACGGGTTCTGAAATGGGCGCGCAGTGGGCAGACCCCTGCCAATATCCGCGCAGTGGTCAATACTGACCCCAAGGGCGCAGCCAAGGGCAAGGGCGGCCGCCCGGCTGGCAAGGGCGCAGGGAAGACCACCAAGCCTGCCGACGATAAGGCGCAAGCTCCCGCCGCGACGGTAGAGAATACCGATACCTCATGGCGCATGTTTATCGAAGATATGCGCGCCAAGGTGGCAGGCCGGAAGGAATGGCCTTCTGACCGTATCGTCGCATTCCAGGATTGCGCAGCAAAGATGATCGCGCTCCTCAAGTCAGTCTGACTGACGCAGACCCCGCAGCCCCGCGCTGCGGGGTTTTTTTGTGCCCGGTGGGACCGGATGTCAAGAGCACGCGAGCGGCACGCCTGCACGCGAGACCCCACCACCGCATCGACGCTTCGCGCCTGCACGCGAGCCCACAACGTTTGCGCATGCTACGCGCACATGAAGGGCTGAGTTAAACGCGTTTAACTCTCTACGTTAATTGCTTGACATAATTGATGGCATGTGATAGCACGGAGTTAAACGCGTTTAACTCGCCGACACC